TTTTTCTTCTAATGAATGATTATTTCGAATGATGTTTTCTTTTTTGTGTTCTTCTTTAGTGACTTTTATTGTAGCCCATAGATGAAGATTATCATATAACCACTCATTCAACATCCAATCAATATTATATTCACTTTTTTTGAAAACTTCATGAACATAACGACCAACCTCGGTCATTCCAGCCCAATGGTCTAATGTAGTTTTTATATTACCTACACTAGCATTATTACTTGCAAGACCTGATGAAAATCCATTTCCATATCCAACACCATAATATCCAACCATTAATCTATAAAATGCTCTATCCTTATAATCATTATCAAAATCTGAAGAATTTTCATCCATAGTTCTAAGTAAAATTAAATTAGATTTAAACCACTTTTTTAATTTTACTTCATTTTTTTTCCAAAGGATATCTTTCTTACCTTGTGTGCTAAATAGGTTTTTTATATTCATATTATTATCACTCATTTACTATGTAAATATACGACAATTATTTGGATTTACCAAATATTTTTACCAAAAGTTTACTTTATTTTCTGGTTCGATAGTTTCATAGTGTTCTATCTTTGGTAAATAATCTTCTAAGTTCTTTGGATACGGATATACATCATGCTTTAATCCGGCTTTTAACTTTTTAGTTTCTCCTTTAGTTTGACCTAATATCTGAATGTATCTATTCTTAGGTGCTTCTTTCTTTCTCCAAAATTCATGATAACCACCTTTACCCAATCCCTCTTTAAGTTTCTCAATATTATGTGAACCCCATTTAGAAAATACAGTACGTGAATGAATCCATGTATATGGATCATTACTTAATGATATACCAAAGTTTGGCATCAATTGGATTTTAGAAGTATCTTGAAATAACCAATTAGTTGCTTGATAAATTCCACCCAAGTGTCCTTGTTCTGAATCAGAGTATGAAATTAACATCTTTATATTAGGTGCATTTTCTTTTAACCACTTAAATGATTTTCCCATTGCATATGATTCAATATTAGAACCATATCCATCGTGTATAAACAACCGTGTGAGTTCCAAACATTCATCTTTACCCAAACCATCAACCACCGATGTAACAGCAGACCTACCAACAGGATATCCATATATAAGACATCCAATGAGTTGTTCTGTGTTACCCAATACATCTTTGGTATCAGTTTCATAAAATATACCAAGTGCGTACCTACACATTGAAAATTTATGTGTATAATGATACTTTACAATCATATCTTTACCAGCTGCTTTACTGATTTCTCTGATTGTTACTTTAGATGTATCTACATAGTGTTTATTTTCTTCTTTCATAAACTACCTGACCAGAACTCATTTAAGTGTTGCCAAGTTTGGTTTGTAACTATCTTAATAACGTTTGCAGAGGATACCCTATTATTACGAGCAATAGTTCGTATATTACGATGTCCCATACTCCAAAGTTTTCTAATATTTAAAACTTGGTCATCAGTTAATTTTGCTGATGGGTGTGTTTCTCCTCTTCTTATTGGCATTAATCTATGATTATGTTTCCAAATGTAGTCTTTAACCAATCCGATGCATCACCGAAGTTGTTAACTACCTTATACTTTAATAGGATTTTCATAAAATCCATTTTATTTAGAGGTTTAATTTCTTCATTAAATCTATCTAAACATTGCATCTTGATGATACCACTAATATCAACATCATCTAACTGCATCAATTCTCTGTTAAGTAGAATTTGTCTCTTTGCTTCAAGAATATCATTATAAAGTTTTATCTTACCTTTAGTTTCTTCTTTCTTATCTTCAGATAATGTTAATAAATCATCTACTGATAATTTAGTATCACCACCTAATTCAGGAAATCGTTTTAGAACGGTTTTAATACCACATCCATAAACGCCAGGAATATTATCCGATTTATCACCATCCAATACTCTGTAAAGAAGTAAGTTTTTAGATTCGATACCGAATTCTTCTTTAACAACACTCTTGTTGTAAATTTTCTTTTTTGTAGGAGACCATACAATGGTATCATCATCAACTAATTGTAGGAAATCCTTATCAGTTGACATCAATACTGCTTGTTCACCTTCTTTAAGAATTTGAGTGGGTATGTAAGCCATAATATCATCGGCTTCAACACCATCATATATCATAGTTGTTACAGGTAATCCATGTAAAAGTTCCATTAACCAATTATATTGGCGTTTCATGGATTCTCTTTCATCCTCATCGTTCATCATACCTTTATAAGCACGATTTACTCTAAGTTTGTTTGAATCTCTCTGAGCTTTATACCCACTAAATTTCTTTTTACGAGAGGCAGAACCTCCCTTACCATCGAAAACTACAACAACACGTGTAGGTTGAACCATTCTGATTGCATAACCTATTGATTTAAGTGCACCAGTAGCGCCACCAACATGGTCTCCATCATCATTCATAGTTGGTATTGATGACCAACATCTGATAAACGTATTTAGCCCATCGATAATTAAAACACGTGAATTTTGTGTTTTATCGATATTTTGGGTTCGTTCGGTTTCAACCGATTGTAAAATGTTTTTGTAGAGTTCTTTCATTATAAAACTTGTTTAGTATCAAAATATTTATCAATAGCTTCCAATCTATCATCTGCTTCTACCAAAAGAGCGAGAGCTTCCTCTGCGTTTTTGTAAAAATCATGAGTAGAATGGTCACCTATACCAACTGCTTTATTTCCTAATAAATCAAGAGATAAAAGTGCCTTAGCTTTATCAGCTTCGGCACTTAATCTCAACATTGTAATTAATTTATTCATATTGAATTTTATTTAATCATCCATACCAGCTCCTGTGGTAGAAATTTCCATGTTATCTATATCAAGAGTATCTGCTGATTTATATTGTAAGATTTGTGTTTCACATATCTTTTTATAAATCTGGTCTCTTAATTCTTCATTTTCACCCATCATTAGGATGAAATCTTTAGATTGGAATTTATGTTCTTCACCAGTCTCAGTATCAGCATATTTGTACCAAGCGCCAGATTGTTTAACAAGATTTTCATTTTTCATTACCTTTAACCAAGAACCGTAATTATCGATTCCTCTATCAAAGAATATTTCAAAATCAGTAGAACGTAAGGGTGGTCCCATTCTGTTCTTAACAACTTGACAACGAACTTTCATTCCAACTATCTTATCAGTGCCACCAACTTTCATCTTAATTTGACCAGCACCTTTCAATCTCAATCGTACAGATGCGTGGAAAGCAAGAGCTTTTCCACCACTTGTAGTCCATGGGTCACCGAATGGCATTGCGTTCATCTTTTGACGAAGTTGATTTGTATAAACTAATAAGATTTTCTGTCTACCAATCATATTGGTAATCTTTCTCATTGCTTTCGAAATGATGATTGCTTTATCAGTAGCATATCCATCTTTACCATAATCAGAAGCCATTTCAGCTTTTGATGAAGCGGCTGCAACTGAATCAGTTACGATGGTTACTAATCTATCTTTGGAAGTTTCCCTTACCTTTTCGATAATGGTCTCTGTCATTTCAAAGATTTGTTCAACTGAATCTGCTGATACATAAAGTAATTTAGAAACATCTACACCGATTGCTTCTAAAAATTCTCTACTTACTGCTGTTTCAGTATCGATTAGTACCGCAACTCCTCCTTGCTTTTGTGTTTCAGCGAGGAGGTGAGCGGATACGAGTGATTTACCTGATTGTTCTAAACCAGTTATCTCTACTATTCTACCAACTGGCAATCCACCATACGGGCGGTTAGAAATTGCAACATCCAACATCGCACATCCGGTAGAAACCCAGCCATCTACATTCGTAGGAGCTTTATCATCATCCAAAAAGAATGCTACCTTGTGGTCTTTAGCGTCTTTGTTTAAGGACTCAGCGAGTATATCTGCTAAGTCCAGTTCTTTTTTCTTTGCCATAAAATGGTTTTAATTAGTTGTTGAATAAATCATCAAATGCTGCAGCTACATCAGTAGTTTTCTTTTCTGATGCTGCTTCAGTTGTAGGAGAAGCTACTTGAGTAGTTTCACTTACAGTTGCTTTTGGTGCAAGTGTTTGTTGTGATGTAGATTGTGGTTCAGAACCATTTCCACCTTCATCAGTTGGATTTAACCAACCTTCCAATACACCTTTTAATTCATCGTAAGATAACTCTGAATATAAATCAGTAATTTCAGTTTGATTTTCTAAGAAATCAGTTGCTCTTGTAGCATCTTCTGAAATAGCTGTTTCACTTGGTTTAACTCGAATAGTTGTTGTTGGATACGAAGTACCAGCTTCTTCTGCTGATTTGTATTCAATTGTTAAATCTCTACCACTTGTTGGGTCAGTAATATCTCCGTAATCTGGATCAGCGATGTATCCTAAGATTTCTTGATATACTGTTTTACCAAATCCCCAAAAGCGGATTCCTTCACCTTCTTCACCTCTTACAATAACAGGAACAAAAGTACGAAGTTTTGGCTCCATAGCTTTCGCTGCTTTCCAATCTTCTTTATCACCCATTCTTTTCAATTTGTCAGCAAACTCTACGATAGGGTCTGGTCTTCCAAATGATTGTGGAGATAGATAAGTTTTGTTGTTGATGTTGTAATGAAAGTAAAGTTCGATAAACGGATTATCTTTGTTGAACTTGTACGGTGCGATTCTTACTTGGTGTTTACCAGGAGTTGGTTTCCATAGTGAATCGGATTTTCTTTGTGTGTTTTGGAGCTTGTTCAAGCGTCCACGGATTGCGTTAATGTCTAATGCCATTTTGTTTAAATTTAATTGTTAATTATTAATTGTTTTTATGGTTTTATTTACGTGTCTATCCTACACGCGGTGTATACATATAAATATAAGATTTACCGATTTTCTTACACTTTTTTTGTTAAAGTTATTAACTTTTTTGTTGATAAGTTTGAGGTATAACTCTCACTCATTTACTACGTAAAGATACAACTTATTATTGGATTAAACAAGTCTTTTCGTATTTATTTTGCCCACTTACCATTTGATACTATTTGAGATATAATACCATATACTGATAAATCTTGGAACGTATCTTCAATTGCCTCATTAACAGTATCTTCTTTACCCAATACCACCAATTGCTTCAATCGTTGAATTTTATCATTCATTCTAAACCAAAGTCCAGTTAGTGAAATCTTACGTTCAGATACAGTTTCTAATTTAGAACCAACAGAAATATTATCAGGTCCATAATTTGCTTGTTTCTTACAGAATAACTCATATTGAGTAAACATGATTCGTTTAAACTCATCAGTCATCTCAGGCCATTCTTTTTCCATACGTTCAACTATATCAGCATCATCGTATTTGATTACAGAATAACTTTCCTCATCAGGAGCTTTAAAATTAAGATTGTGTGCACGAGTATTTTTAACTGTAGGTGCATTGGGAGTAGTTTTTGTAGCTTTCTTTGCCATATATAACTTATTATTTAGTGTTTAATTTGTAAAGGTACGAAAAATAATTGGATTAAACAAATTATTTTTTATTTTTTTTAATTTACTTACATCTTTTTTACTCATATACTGAGAAGCCATAGTATCATCTAAAAATTCCATCCATCTTTCTTCTTCACCAAAAGCGGCAACTTCATATGGGTGCGTATTATATATATGTCCCATTTTGTAATATCGAGTCATCCAACTAGGTGATTGTAAATAATGTTGATATTCATGAACAAGAGTTCGTATTAATACCTCAATAGAGGGAATATTTTTCCAATATAAAGTAATTTCATTAAACATTGAACAATACTCACCATAAAGTTCTTTTGGAACTTCCTCATCGGAATAAGGGGTATCTTCAATAGTAACATAAGGAAGGGTTTGATGGTGATTAGATTCACCATATCGTTTTGTAACCTTGTTATAAACTTTTTCTGTAACCGCTTGAATTTCTTTTCTAGTCATTTTTAAGTTTTAAAGGTTATTTTTCACTTGTACTTAATGGTGATACTGTAAGTTTAGATATTAACTCACTCATTCTTTTTTTAGATTCAATTGTTGGATTGAAGTCAGCGTGGAATTCATCTATCAATTGTAACTCGTTATATATTTCGTTTCTAGTCATATCTCAATCATTTACTATGTAAATATACGAAATATAATTGGATTTACCAAATTTTCTACCAATTATTTTTTATATGTTATCTTTATAAGATATATCATTCGTGCTTATATGTTTATCAACTAAGAATTTTAGTTTTGATACACAGATATCTATATCCAAACTTCCATGTTTACCATCAACAGCATCATCTAATTGGTTACCCCAAAATTGAATATGTCCTAAACTACCTTTAGCATATAA